ATCTATTGCCCCAGCGATAAAGTTACCAAGTCCCTTAAACGCTAGGCCTAAAGTCTTGCCAATGATAGGTGCTAAGAAGTCCTTAGCGAAATTGTAAATACCTACCATAAAATCGTAGAATGGTTGAAGTTGCTCGTTATTGTCCACCAAGGCATTACGGACTGAGTTGAACGCTGAGCGAACCCCATTGATGATTGGCTGAATGATCTTCATTACTGGCGCTAATTTTTCGCCGAGGTTGTTAGTAAAATCTGAGATTGCTGGTATTACCTTATTGACGATGGTTTCAACCATAGGGGTAATAGCGGTGAGGATGTAAGCGCCTACCGTTTCCTTACCCTCATCAAAGGCGATCTTAAGGCGATCCATCTTTCCTTGAAAAGTATCGGCCTTAGCTGAGGCTTGGCCTTCAAAGGTGCTAGCGAGTTTGGCAGTAATCTGCTCCATGCTCATGGTTGCTAGTTCAGTCTTAGATAGACCGATGCCTAGGCGTCCGAGCGACGCGGTATTGCCTTCGGCGGCTCGTGCCATTGCGTTGGTTACAGCTTCGAGTGACTTGCCACTACCTGCGGCGACATCGATGGCAATAGTCTGTAATTCTTGGGCTCTTTGTAGGTCGCCTGTAGAACGGGCTAAGCGTTCTAGGGATGGACGAAGTTCATCGTCTGTAACGCCAAAGGCTAGAGATGTCTTCGTTATGTAATCTTCAGTAGCGGCGATTTGAGCTTCTGTTGCACCCGTAACGTTCTGTAATGTTAATGCTAACTTTTCTTGCGCGGCTGCGTCCGCGATTGCTGACTGGACGCCATCGATGGCTAACTTACCGGCATAAGCAACGGCTGCGGCTCCAGCGGCTGCAAATGCTAGACCAGCCTTCTTACCGAAATCAGATACTTTGCTGCCAAAGGTAGTAACTTCACCATCGGCCTTATTAAGATTCTTTGTAAAGTTATCAACGTCTGCAAGGAGTTTGAGTGTTAAGGCTCTGGATGTTGAGGCCATTATGTCCACTCCTTTAGAATCTTATCGAATGAGGCAGTCCACTTAGCGACTATCTCAGGTTGAATCCTGCGTAACGTTGGATAGATAAACCAGCCCTTAGAGCCTCGACCTTCACGGCCTGACCAGACTGGGAACTGCTTAAACTTGTTGGAACCGAACTCGGAACCGCCCCAGATATCCTTAGTGGTTGCCCCACCTGAAAACTTCTGAGATGCGAACCCATAAGTAATCTCACCGATCTTAGACGACTTCTTGACACGGGCTCCGCTAGCGATCCGTCCTGCTACTGCTCGGCTTGGCCGAGAGTTAGCCGTCTGGATAATCTCTGATCGAGCGAATTCCGCCAGCGCTCCCGACTGGCGTTTCGCTTCATCCTTTGCTTCATCCGTCATACCTTTGAGCGCCTTGAATACTTGGCGTAGTTCAGTCTGGTCTAGTGCTACTTGCTCACTTGCCACGATTACGCTCCTCTAGTACTTCGATAGCGGTCAAGATATCCTCACCTGTTCGCCAATAATCCATAGGGATTTGAGTCGCTATGGCCAGTTCTACTAAGAGTCGGCTTACGCTTCCTCTTGGATGACTTTTGGGCTCTCATCACCGACTTCGACATCAGCGATCGATTCCATCCAGACATCTAGCGGCTTTACTGGCTTGCCCCCGGCATCTCTCTTCATAGCGCTATGCGCGACGTAAAGGATGTCCCACATTCCGCCGAACTGAGCAATAACCTTTTTAGTGGTTAGTTCCCATTTGGCGTAATCTGGCGGACGCACCTGGTAAGTGGTTTCTGATCCGTCAATATATTTAATTGTTATGTTCTGTTGCATTGTTTGCTCCCGTTTCTAGTTTTTAGCTGAAGGTGTCTGCTACTGCACCCTTTGATACTTTAAAGGTGAAGTCTACTGTCTGAGCATCTGTTCCAGCGCCTCCTGCGGTAGGAAATTCTGGCATGATTGGAAATACGAACTGAGCGCCTGTAGCCGCAGTTAGAGTAACGCTGATATCTGTGTCTGGATTGGTTTCTGCTGCTATCCAAAGAGCCTCACATACTGAGTTTGCCTTACCCCAGTCAGCGAGCATGGATAGCGCAAAAGTACCTTCGATGTTAGTGGTCTTGTAAGCTTCTCCATCAAGTGTCTGATATGTCTCGCGAAGGTTTGTCTTTGTAAGAACTGCGCTTGTTGCTTGTGCTTCGATATCTGTTCCACCTGTGAAAGATAGAGAAATATCGCGCCCTGTGATTACTACGGTTGCCATATTATTTTCCTTTAGTTTGTTTGTGTATAGTAGGTGGAAACTCTGATATCTGCGACCAAGACGTTCGATGGCCCGACTTGAGTTACCGTTGGTTTTTCAACCGATCCGATTGTGTACCCGACTGGGATAACTTTCAGAACGCTGATGACTAGTTGCTCGAGATTGTCGAGCGATGCAGGGTTAGAGTTATAAGCAACTGCAACCGAGATTACGAGATTAATTTTAGTGTGAAGCGTGGTTTTACCGATTGTTTCCAATTCGAGGTAGGGAGAATCTGGGACTGTAACTACGAAAGGAACCATCGGAGCCTCAGGGACATAGGCGTAAACGTTACCGGCGACGTTAGCAAAGGCCGTAGCTAGTGGCTGGCGTACTGTGTCAAGGATTGTCGATGCTGGCATTATTGCACCATAGAATCGGTGTCAATATAAGCCCCTAAGAGCCCTGACACTCTGTTAAAAAGACTGCGGCCTAATCTATATGGGCTCACCTGAGTAAAGTCCACGCCCTCGATCTGCCCACCTGGAGCAATACGAGATTGGAATACTTCAACCGATACTGCTAGGACTGCTGACTCGACTGCGCTGACTCCGACATAAGTAGAGGCGCCTGAAAGTGTTGCGAGCCCTGAAGGGATAACTTTGCGCTCTGTAATATCTGCGTTGGTAATGGCTACTGTAAAGAATCCGTTGAACTCGCGGTATGAACCATCTAGGAATATGCGTGAGTTAGAGCGTAAAACGAATGAATCGTAATCAAGATTACTAGATTCTAAAATGGTAAATGTGCCGTTAAAGGGAGCGCCTACGCCAGTTACGACCACGCTCTGACCTACTGAGAAATTGTTATCGCCCAAGACGTAATATGTAGCGATGTTATCTTGTAGCGCTACTACATCAATCGGGCTTGAGTATTTGACGAGCATAGGCAAAATTACGGCCTCTGCGCTATCTATCACGTCCGTCAAGTAAGCATCGTTGTAAAGGGATGTAGAGACGCCAAGAATTGACCTTAGTTCAGCAACTGTAACGATTGAAGCCATCTCTACATCCTCTCTAGTAAACGACTGGGGGAGCGATCGGGAGCAACCGCCCCCCCATGATTAGTTTTGGTTATGCAACCATGTAACGGTAAGAACCAGCGCCCAGCTTCGTAGCCACGGCACCATAGCCGTAGTAGCCAACTTCTACCTGACCTGTTGAGATTAGGTTTGTCTGGAGTGAGAGGCGTGGTGACTCGTACCATGTGTACGCATCTGGGTTAATGACGATCATTGTGTTATCGCCAATTCCTGAACCGTCTGTAAGTGCGCGTGATACACGAAGGTTCAAGCCTAGAAGGTTTCCGCGAACTGCAGTTGCAGTTAGGTTTCCGCCTGCGTTTTGTGGATTGATTGTCTGGGTGAAAATTGGACGGTTTGAAGAATCCACCAAGCCCATCAACGCGCCCCATTGTTCTGGAGATACGACGATGTTCTCAGCAAATCCGAGTGTGCCCTTGTAGATTGATACTGCTGCATCTGATACGAAATCAGCCGCAAGCGCACCTGTTGTAATTGCTGCACGGTTTCCGCCGTCTGTTCCGCCGTTGATAAGTGCAGTTCCGACTGCTACATCTGTAGCCTTTGCGTATGCGTACTCCATTTGGCGTACGAGTTCTGCAAAGAACGCAGGAGATGACCTGTCAAGCAATTCTAGACTGAAAGTCTGACGGCCAATGAACTTCTGAACATTTACAGTAACGAACGCAGCGTTCTGATCTGTTTCAGATGGTGCGCCACCTTCAGATGCTACTGCAACTGTTGGAGCAACTGTGATCTTTGGAATCTCAAAAGTCATACCTGCATCAGGTAGAGCCCCACGAGAAACTGAGTCAATAAATGGGCGATCTGCGTTTGAGATGCCATTGATAACTTCTGTTAATTGACGTGTTGGAACTAGTCCAGCGTTGTCTGTTGTGTCTGCTGCTGCTGCGACGTACATCTTCGATGTTTCATTGCCGAGCTGTGCGCGGACTGAGTGCTCGAGATAAGAAGCCTTATCAACGATAGGGTTACGAACTGTTGTCGAAATATAAGGTGCTGTAGCAGCCTTAACTTCGACTCTTGCAGCCTCTACCGTTTCTGCGGCAGGAGCGACTTCTGGAACGGTAGTGTCTGACACTTGTTCTCCTTCTGTGGTTGATTGTGTTTCTTCCTGAGATGGCTCAGAAATCTCTGTATCTTCTGCCGCTAC